GAGCACGGGAGAGTTCAAACAATCTCGCCACGCTCCAAGAATGCCTCCCGAGGGTGCACATTTGCTCAGAAGGCGGGTAAAAATCTTTGATCTTCATTCTTTTGGTTTCACCAGTTTCGAGGCGTTAAGCTTCAACATCTTTATCACCTGGAGACCCATAAAACGACGGCCCGAAACGAAAGCATGATCTCTCGGGTCTTTTCGGTAATCCAGATCGTGGGTTCCGGATGCTGTGATGAACCACTCAAGGGCTCTTTTCTGTTGAGCTTCTGAGGCGTCCCCCCGCCTCAACGCCTGGAATGCGCTCGCATCCGCAGGTTCGAATTTTGGGGGCTCATAAGGTAGCGGCTCTTTGGCCATGTTAAGCTCCTAACACCGGAGAAACGGAACCTTCTGGCTGGGCTTCCCGGATTGTCTTCGCGACATTTGCACCATTCTGCATGTTGGCGAGAAGCTGCTCGGTTTGCTGCTGCTCCACGACCTGGGCCTCGATGTCCTGCACCTCGCCCTCGGAGCGCGTCCACTCTGCCGGGATACCGATACCTTCCAGCACGTCGCGCAATGCGGTCTTGACATCCACGAGATGTATGGCGGATTGGTCCAAAGCTGCGGCCTCTGCCAGCATGGATTTGCCTTCCAGGAAGCGCTGCCCTTTCGCGCGTTCGGTAGCGTCATGCAAGGGGGACTCGAACATGAATTGGTATTGCACGCCCCGTAGCTCTTTAGGCATGTCGTAAGGCGAGCCAAAAGCGCCTGCTCGCATCATAGTTTCGAAGGTGTTCTCGCACAGCGGGCCGTTGTACTCTGCCTCCATCGGTTCGAACAAAGGCATAGCCTGGCGGATATACTCTTGCACCCGCTGGCCTACCTCGTAGGCGGTCATATCGTTACCCGGCTGTGGCAACGAGATTTTGTTCAGGAAAAAAGCCTCAGAGATCATCGCTCGCACGTCGCGTGCGAGATCGAGGCCTGTAGGCAACCCTCTCAAGTCCTGGGTGATAGGACGCAACACCTCACCCAAGCGTTCATCGTACTCAGCATCCACCCAAGTAACGCCCCCGGCGTAGATGCTTATGTCTGATCGTACAGCTTCTTGCACTGCAATCATCGGAGGGTTCGCACCCTTCTCACCGGCTTCAAGTAGCACAGCGGTCATCGCCTGGATCAAACGTGCATCTGGCAACGCGGCAACCGTAGCAGGAGAGTACGCATACTGAGAACCTGATACCGTCTGCCAACGGGGGATAACATATTCCTGGTTGTGGATTCCTACCTCTTCCATCATGTGCTTGTTCGCTACATCGATGTAATAGGACACATATTTGGTAGTGTATTTCTTATCGCTGTATCCGTGCTCGGAAGCAGTGATACAGTGCCACACTTCGAACTCTTTGAAGGGTTCTTTCTCAAGGCATTTTTTCACGTCCTCGTGCACCTTGTCTTTGAACAACGTAGTCAGTTCGCGGACTGTGGGCTTCCACTTGCGATACACGGTATCAATGGCGCCATCTGCGTTCTCTACCCACGCAACATCGCGCAAGTGCCAGCAGCGGTACAGCATTCCGTCAGCATCTTTGTTCATCGATACTTGAATCGCGCACTGTCCGAAGGCCGCGAAGTCATGATCGCCTTCTTTCGTCGCCCTGGTGAACTGGCTTCGTCGGTCATACATCGCGCGTTTCTGAATCATGGTCGCGCGCTCAAGCCAGCGTTTTGCTTCTGCCCCAAGCGTATCCCAACCTACGGAAGTACGGATGTGGAACCAGTCTTTATTCGTCGGGCGCAACATGGTGCCGAAAGAATTACCTAGATCGCGGCGAGCAAGCAGCGGATAACTCGTACTCAGGTTCGAGGCGAAATCCGTACCTACGTTTCGGACGGTAGTGAAGTCCGCACGTTCCGGGTAGAAGTGGTCTGCGACTTCCTGCCAATATGAGAGTAAAGACCCCCGTTTATTGAACAGTTGTCCGCCTTGGTCGAGAAGTATCTGAACGGCGTCCATTAACCGAGCTTCTCGTCGCCAGTGTCAGTGAGAATAGTACTTAAACGCCCGGTGCGTTTCTTTTGAGCAACAAGTGCGGTCTTCTTGGCCTGCACCACTGAAGGCGCGACCGTTGTCGGGGTTGCTACCGGCACCTCGGTAGGTGCTGTAACTTCAGGAGGTTTCACTTCAGGAAGCGTCGGAGTGACAACAGGTGGGGGTGCCTCGTAGGGTTTCGCTTCAGGTCCGCCACCGAAGATCGTGCTCACTACGTTACCGATTGCTTTTACGATTCCGCCCATGTTTTTACTCCTTATTTGCGATTTCTTTTCATCACGACTTTCGGCATGCTGTGGCGCTTAAATCCGGCCCAGCCGCCCTCTACATTGCACTGTTTCAAGCCGTCATACCAGGCCATAATTACGGCATCACCTTTGTCTGGTGAACGCTTTAGTCTGTCGCAGACGTCCTCTTTCGACTCCAACTTGATACCGTTCGGGCCGACGTTGTAAGCAGGTGCACATAAATCTGCAACAAGTTCAGCATCAGGAGGCAGCGCAATTGGCGAACCCTGCGGCTGAGACGGGTCAAGCGCTTCCCGAAATCTCCAGTACGCCTCGCTGCGCACATTGAAGAATTTGAGCTGCTTGTCTGCCGTTCTGCCGTTTGAGGGTTTCACCCCCATGTAGCTCACTGCGTCTACCCCGTTTTCACGGAGGTGCGCGTAGGCGTCGCCGCCCCATCCACCACCGATATCAACTACTACCTTTGCGTTATCCCTGCGGTGTTTCACTACCTGGCCTGAAACTGATTTCCCGTCTGGTGTTTCTTTACCAGGGATCGAAATGAGAGGAGCGTACCAGCCGTCGTGCCGAATAGCCAGAGTTGTTTTGTCGCTCCCCCCTTGGGCTACGTCAGTGCCTATCGAGCACATTGGGACTCCTACGGGGGGTACACTCTTCCACCTTTCTTGCGCAGCCCGTACCCAGGCGGTGGGGATCGTCTGGTAGATGTCATCCTTACGCTCCAGCATGAAACTGCCGGACATAAGCGCATCCCTTGCAGCGTCTGGGAGTCCGGCCAGGGATTTAGCGTACTGCTCTTCATCGTAGTATGGGTTGTCCGTGAACTTGGAACTTATGAACGTGCGACTTTGCGGCCTCACCAAGACGCCGTGGAACATCACGGAATCCGTAGCTTCGCACTCACGGTCCCCTGACCCGTCAAGATTCGGCAAGAAGTACCGCAGTTCGCCTTCTTGGGCGGGCCTTGGGTGCTTCGGATCGAGCCACGGTGCAAAGTAGGTAATAAGCCAATCGCCGGTGGTGTCAAGCGGGGGATTGCTGCCGAGCACAACGCGGCACCTTTGGCCGGGGATGTCGGTTCGTAGCCAGCCAATGAGCATGCGCACGTAGTACTCAGGGATTTGAGCTGCCTCGTCGATGCAAATCAGATCGTGGGGATTCCCCTGTTTCCCGTCGATATCGTCACCGATACCCATGAAGTCGATGACTCCACCTCCGGGCTTACGGTATACCGGGCGGTTGCCTCCGACCGCGCTGTTCTCACGCCCTAAGATGTTATCAAGGGTGTGCAGCACCCCGGCTAGGTCAACGAAATTCTTGCGCACAACCAATGCGCGATGGTGATCGTTTAGGGCCAGGCCGACTTCAAGCGCAGTCTTACCGCCCCCGGGCGAACCACCAAAAAGTAGTACATCTGCCTGAGAAAAGTAAGCCTCAGTCTGGGGTCCGGGCAAAGGGATAAAAGCCATGTGTTTCGTGGCTTCAAGTGCGGTCTGCTCGATCTCCTGCCTCTCAGCTTCGGGCATAGCTACGAGCTTCGCGATGATGTCGTCTAACAGGTCTGAGTTCATAAAAAGGCTCTGGGCGCGTGGCCCAGAGCGAAGTCCTACAGGGGATTACGCAATGCGATAAGTGACAAAGGTATTTGCTGCGGTCTTACGGGTGCGGAATTGCGCAGAGTTGCCGTAGATACCGCCGGTTGTGGAATGTGCAGATTGCACAATCGGGTTGCCAACAATGGTGTGGTCGGTGCCGGCTGTCAACGTGATGGTGTCGGCTGCGGCAGCGGATAGGTTAATCAGCACCCAGTCGAAAGCATCGTCTACTTCCAGCTTGCGGCCTGCATTGTCAATTACGCCCGCATCGGTCAGGGTACCGGTAGGCAAAACGTAGGCAGCAGTTGCGCCCGCCGTGTGTGTGCCCGTGACAATTCCTGCCATCAGGTTCGCGATGGTGAGCGTCGCGGCTACTGTCTGGGCGTTTGGTGCACCTTGCGTGCCGATGCGTGCACCGCCGTCATTCGAAGTAACGGCGGTATCGCCGCCAACAATCAAACGTCGTTTACCTAAACCGACGCGACGGCCATGAACAGAGGTAAGAATCTTTTTGGTTGAAGCCATGGTGTTTCTCCTTTATGCGCCTTTCGGCTTGCTGTTGCTGTGCCTCTGATCCGCAGAGACTACGGTTTTAAAACCCGCTTTCGCGGGCTGTAGGTGTTTTGCTTCTGGCTGGTTACGCCGTGCTCAGCGTGGACATGATCGCGTCTGCAATCTTCTTTCCATGCAAATAATGGCCGTATCCGCTCAGGTGTCCATCAGTGTATAGACCGGACACTTGCCCGATGAATGTTCCTGCTGCCGGGCTTTCACCGCCTAGATAGTCATAAATGCTGTCCACGAAAAGCACATCGCGTGTATCGGATGGATTTGCCGCCCGCCACGCATCTACAGCAGCCTGAATTTTTGTCTCACCTGTGGCGCGTTCAATTTGGAATGTGGCGGTATTTTGTGCTGTATTCCCAACCCAACTTGGTATTCCCAGGAATATTACTCTGCGCACACTGGTCACTGCCATACAATCAGTTATGTAATCTGTTACGGCATCTTGCCATGTAGATTGTGAACACCGTCCAGCAATAGCATCATTTGTTCCGCCTCTGATAACAACGATGTTCGGGCGCAAAGCAAGCAGGGTAGTAAGCTGAGTTTTAATATAATCAGTAGTGCCACCATCTACTGAGTTATCCATCCTCGCTCCTCCATCCGTGGTAACTGTAACGGTTCCGCAATGCAGTCCACGTTTTGCCAGTTCACGGCGTACAGTCCAGCTTGACACCACATCTTTGTAATTTCCGTTGATGACATCATCACTATTCAGGATCGAATCGGAGATCATCCCAACATGCGACAACAACGGATGAATAGCGAACATCGGTGGACGTGTGCTGATTTGCAGATTGCGCATGTAATGGCCGTCCATGAATGAATCGGCAGTACCCCTGTCGCAACCAAGATATAAAGTTGCGAAGGCAGAGGCCAATGTCGCAGCATTACGTGTTGCATAATCCACTACTTGACCATCAATAGCCATCCAGCAAGTACCGCCAACACGCCCACCAGACCAACCGAAGTTTATTGTGACAAAATCAGATTTTCCGGGCGAATGGATCGACGTCGCAAGTCCAGACAATACCGCCCCGCTACCGAAAAAAGCTTCAGCAGTAGATTTAACGCCAATCCCACCAGCAGAACCAGTTGTCGGCGAATAACTCATGGCAAACTGGTTAGCTGCTGGCACGAATCCGGATGTTCCGTAGGTGCTGTTATCCTCACATAAAAAGGCCCGTTCTATTTCAAAACTGATCTGACCGCAATCATCCAGTTTCGTGCCAATGGCATCAATGCGGTAGCCCACTTCCGTAGTTCCGTCGGTGCTATCAACCGCCTTCATTCCGTAGGTAGCGTGGTGTGTGAGGGCTTTACCATGCAGCACAGAACCATGCGCATCCCACGTTAACGCGGTGCTACCGATATTCAGCGTGCTTCCGAGGTCGGCAATATCGGCAGGAACAAGCGCAGTTGTCAGCGCGTGTTGGAAGATGATCGAATCATCTGCTGAGCCGTAGGGGAGCCAGCCGTTGGGGTTGGTGATAGGATTGTTGGCCATGTTTTACACCCACCCGTGGCCACCGCGAAGCTGGCAAGTCTGGTCTGCCGCACCGCCTGTTTGCACCCATTTGAGTTTCTTGATCTTCAGCGCACCGCCAGGAGGTGTGCCAACAGCAAAAATACCAATAGCGGATACGCCCGTATCGCCATCAATAACGGTCAGATCGTTCAGGTTGATTAGCGCAATCGGTGTTGCTGCGAATGTTGTTCCGTCGAAACTCGGGTACACCTTAAGCGCTGGCGTTGTACCACCAATTGCTACCACTTCAAATACCGTCTGATTGTAGGTTGTCAGGTCGCCAGACGTGATAACGGTTGTGCCGGAAGCGGAGGCTGCCATGGTGACGGCAAGGGCGGAACCGTCATAGTAGGTTGCGGGATGGGGGCCGTAGACACTTCCGGCCAAATAACTGCTTTTGGCACCGCCGACGCTTTCATCTGCGACTGGCAGCTCGGTAACGGAGTCGAGGCTGTGGGTGAGGGTGTGCGCGTTGCCGTCGGTCCCCTTTAGTTGCGATCTCTGCGGCGTCTTGCTTGAATCGACTAAGGAAATTTCCATTTTCTAATCTCCGTTCTGTGTGCCCATCATTACGTAAACCCCGGCTCCGGTGCCGGAGATTGATATAACTTTTGCTCGCACGTAGTCCCACGAGGCGTCCATTGCGAAGCCATCATTCACGGATGTGGTGCCAAGTGTCAAGCTGATAGTGTTGTCCACGTTGTTCGGAGGCAGCCACAGCTCCCCGTCGTTGCTTACTTGAATCTGGATAACTGCGGCCCCAACACCAGAGGTCGTACCTCCCACAGCCTGGAACGAGCGATTACCTTCACCTCCGGGACGGAAAGCCGCGCCTGTGGTTGCTGTTGAGGTAGTTGGAAGTATTAACGCTCTGCCCATGGCTAAGTCCTTATCGCTTCGTAGTGTCCGAACCAAGAGCCGAATACCGTAGCAGCTTTGTCGGTAGATGTCCTAAACGCCACGATAGTTCCCGGGGAAAAACGTAAAGGCGTGCCGACTCTTAAACTTGCGGACGAAGATTGGAGACCTACGCCTCCGTAACTGAGAAACAGCCCCTGATCTGTGTATTGATGGGCGTCTAATTCTGTAGCTACAAGCTCCACCTCCACCTGTGCATCCGCAGTCGAACTTATCGAACCTGCGGACATGGCTTCCACATACAAATACACGCCTGCCGGCACCATACGCGCACTGCTGGTGCATCGCGATTGGCCTGCCGATATGAGTGCGTACAACGTACCCGCATTCGTGCAGTTTATAGTTCCTGCTGCGACTTTCAAAGAACCTACTAGCGTAGCGTGTAGACATTGGATAAACCGAACATTCGTAGCGACGGTCAAGACTGGGGTGAGACCGTTCATGTTGATGACTTCGACCTGCTCCGCGAGGTTGGCGTCCAAGTAGTGCATTTCAACCTGCCGTACACCTGTGCCAGTAGTAACAACATCGTTCGCACTGGTGCTTACGATTGACATCTGCACACCGGCAGCAGGGGGGATATTGTACGCACCATCCGGCCAAAGGATTTGCGCTGACGTTCCGGCTGCTGCTACCAAGCGCCCGTATGCGCCTTCAGCTCTCGCTTGTGGGATTGAGCCTCTTGCAACCAGCAACTCGTAGGGCGCATTGTCCCCGAAAGCCCCGAGGTAGACGGCTGGATTAATCACGGATTCACCACTTTTTCGCTGCGGATTGCGCTTGCCAGCAAGAAAGCCACGCGGCGCGCTGTGTCATTCGTGTCTGCGATTTCAACTGGCTTGCCGTCGCGGCCTGTTACCTCGACGCGATCAGGTGCCATGTTCATCACCTTGGCCAGACTATCAAGCGCCGAGCGCTTGTCCGAAATCTTGTATTCCTTGGTGTACCCGAGGAACTTGCGATCCTTGCCTACGCCTTCGTAGGCCTCCAACACTTTGAGGCCTGCTATAGCCCCGGCAGTGGCATCGTCAAGTTCGTTGATAGGAAGGGGTGCCCCGTGGTTGTCAAATAGCTTCTTGGGGTCAAAAAACGCGATCTTGGCGTACTCCTGGAGCACCCTCCATGGAGTGATCCCGTTTAATTCCCTGAAGTGCTCCATTCGTTGGGCGATCATCTCTCGGACTTCAGGCTCCTGTTTGAAAGCATAAGCCACGTACTCCGGGCAACGAGTGACAAGGCCCATACGCTCGACCGCGTTCACCGCATTCAAGTCGCGCATGTATTCGTCCACGAATTGTTCTTGCAGCCTCGGGTCCTCGTTCAGCCCTGTACGCTTGCGCACGGACTGCCAGAGCGACGGCTCGGGGGCTACAAGATCGGAGTAGTCGTCCGACATACCTAACCCATCGCTGTGCGCTTAGGTTTACGCTTGTGTGCTTGAGCCTTGGCCATCATGGTGCGGGCTTCGGCTTCGGTCATGCCCATGGCTTTGCGAGTCTTTGGATCGTGGGCTGCTGCCCTGAATGCGCGCTCTTGCTTGGCAGTGTACGGCATGGTGTGCCTCCTCGAATAGGTTGTCGCGATCCTAAGCCTATGAGCAGATAAGCCGCAACTTTTATTTCGCCATGTTGTGCGCGGTTCTGTTTTCAGGTGAACACGCAGAAAATTGCACGTTTAATGCAGTTGAGAATTACTCTCAACCACCTCACTCAATATAAGTATATTAGCCGTTTCATAAGTAGTATTAGCCATAGCGAAAAATTTCCTCACTTCGTAAAGCCGCGCCCCTCCTCACTCCGGCCCCTATACAGGGCCCGAGTGAGGAAGTGAGTGAGGAAGGAAGTGAGGAGTGAGGGACTTGAGTGAGGAAAGTGAGGTAAGATAGTACTCACTAACTCTCAACTCCGCATCCTCAAACGATCTACACGAAGTAGTAAAACTTAACAAAATGCCTTTTTGTAAAATTTTACACGTTCTATTTTATAGTCTGAAAGTACTAAACTTGTAAATTATTGCACATTAAACGTGCAGAAAATTACAAGTTGAGGGTGTATTGCTCTGAGCCGCCAACAGGAAACAGCTCAAGCTGCTCAGCTTCAGTGTCGCTCCACCTATTGCCTTTGCTGCTATTTTTCCGTCGAGGTATAACTTGAAAGTTTGAGGGGACCGATAAGCCGCGGACTTTAGGGCGCACCAAGGGGATTATGTGATCCATCTCGTGCGGTACTCCCGTGTGACTTGTCCGGCTCTTAGCTTCTCGCTCTATGGCGATTAGTTCAGCTTTACGGGCCCAAGGAGGGAACGAGATAACGGAAGCGACGATGCGGGAGCACCGCTTGTGGTTGCGCACCCATAAAGGCACGACTCCTGCCAGGATACGTGCCCTGAGATAGGGTCTGTGGTATGTGGTTACAAAACTCAATGGCAACCGCCATTAAGCCAGCACAAAAACAAAGGGAGAAACCAGCTACAGAGCGCGAGGATGATTAGTAAGGGCTCAATAATTTTCATATCAAATTCTCCGGTAGTGAAATCACCAATCCTTTCCTCTCTAAATGTCCCGCCACAACCATCTTGTCAATAGTTCGCAAGAGGTTATCTCTGCGCAGCGGCTTGCCGTTCTCAGACGGACCGGCCAGGGTGATAACGTGATTGATGACGTCCTCCACGTAAGGCCACACGGCATGCTCGTCAAAGCAACTCCGCAGAGCATCCACAATACGGCGTTCGCTCTCCCTCATGTTGCGAGGTGCTATCCGGTTGAGTGTGACTGACTTGTCGTACACTACATGGCAGGAGCTGATAACCTCACCGTCTTCATCCGCGCCGGTAGGCACGACCTCAAGCCGGAAGCCAAACTCTCCGCCATCGTCCGCATCCTTCTGCTTGGTGACAGCAAGCACCCGCTCATTCCCATGACGGATAACTTCCAACTCGCAATCTGCGGCTGCTCGGAGACCAGACCAACCCCGCGCACCTTTGGCGCTGTTCTTACCGCTATGGTGGATAAGGAACACCGTGGCGCCCGTCGCCCGGTAGATACCCCGGCAGTGGGAGAGTGCCTTGCCCATGTCCTCACCGCTGTTCTCATTGCCGCCCGCAGTAGCTTGCGCCCATGTGTCCACGATAATCAGTTTGACATCGGGAATCCCTTTTATCGCCTTGGCCAGGTCGAGGGCGTCAACTTTCTCCAGGAGGTTCGGCGTTGCCGGGATCACATACAGGTTGAGGTCTTCAAGGTTTATGTTCGTGGAGATAGCGTAGGCCTTCAAACGCTGGCGCACGCCACCCGCACCTTCAGCGGCGATGTAGACCACCGCGCCGTGTTGGGTCCTACGCCCTTGCCAGTCTGTGTCCGTAGCGATAGCGCCAGCCATGTCGAGACCTATGAAGGATTTGCCTGATCCCGATTCTCCGAACAGAACGATCAACTCCGCTTGCGGCAATACACCCTTGATGATCCATGGCGGAGCCTTGACGCTTGCAAAGTCCGAAGCTCTGACAAGCGGAAAGCGATTGACGGGCGCTGCTTGGGCGGTCTCTTGCGTAGTCTTATCGAGAGGTTCCGTCTCGTCTAGATTGTCGAAGTCCGCAAGCGCCAAGGAGGGCATGCCGATAGCGTCGAGGTAATCTTGATCGCTGCGGTGTTCGCAGTGCGCGTGCAGGCACTTGAAATGGCCGTTGATGTACCCGCCAGTGTGTGCCGGCCAGTAGGTAGTGGAAGCGTCGCCCGTGTCCGCTGTGTGGTTCTCTTCAAAGGGACAGGTAATGTGCAGGCGCCCGTCGCGCTCCGTTGCTTTGACCCAGTTGTTATTCGCCAGATACTGGGCAACGGGGTCTTGCTCATGGATAGCTTCAAGCTTCTGAGCTTTGACTGAAGCCTTCGAGGAGGTAGCTGGTTGGACAGCTACAATGAGCTCCAGGATCGACCATACGGCTTCGAACTGCTCAATGGTAAGGGTAGGTATTGAGGCGGGACGAGAAGGCGCCCACAGATAGTGTACGCCGCTTGTGTGGGTGCCTGCCGCAATGAACTGCTGCCCGTTGGCCAGGAACTCGATGATGCCGTGTTGGGTGCGTAGTACGCGCTTTGCATATGTACCCTCAAAACGGAAGGCCAGCAGGAACTTGCTGGAGTTCTCACGGTAGCGACGAGGGAGCGTGAAGCCTAAGTTATCAAGGATCAGGGAGGCAACTAAGTCGGCCTCCTCTTGGTCAGTGATATCTACGTCGATTGCGCGCACGTCGCGGGTCTGGATGCAGATACCGTAATCAGGCTCTTTCGCCCAGCGCGCTACATCTTCAGGAGTAGAGTGCCTGGATGTCCAGTCGGATAGACCGATTACTTGACGGTTGGCGTTGTACCCAGAAGGCGTCTTGCCCACACCCTTCATTTTGCTATTAGGTGAGATGACGGCGTTAGGGTTGGATACTACAGGCAGTAGATCGCGGGTAAGGCCAAGAGTTTTGCTAAAGTGTTCCCAAGTTTCGGGGGTTGCGCCGTGGATCATTTAATCCTCACCATCAAGCGGGAAGATATACCTTTCCAGTAATGGCCTTCAGCCAGGTTCCAGAAAGTTTGTGCGCGATTCTTTTCAATCTCGTTGGTTCCGATAGCGTCGGCCATGAGATGAGGCAGCACCTCTACGGCGCACTTCCGGCAGCAGCAGATTTGAGATTTATCTGGGGTTATGAACAAGGCCCCGTAATTGGGAAGGGGGGTGTGGCAAAACGTACAAGAATACTCTCTCATGTCCGGGTAGGACATATCGCTTATTGCTGTCAAGGTCGAACTCCTTGTCTTTCAAATATTGGTACGAAATTTCAGGTTACTACCGGGAAAGGGTAGCGGTCACTTCTTTGACGTAAAACTCGGCATTTTATTTATCCACAATTCCAGCGTTCATTAAGGTTACAAGCCATTGCGTGATGCTTTTGTCGGTAAAATTAGGAGGTCTATTTCACGTTAGAGGTCAAGATCGCGCTCCGTATACTCTCTTGCCCTGCGTATAATCGCAGCACAATGAGGGCAATTAATTTTTGCGCCTTTTGGAACGTCTGCTACCATCTGAGCAACAGCTTTGTGTGGGTCATCTCCATCCAGACCGCACAGAGTGTAGTAATCACTAGCAGCGCCATGCGCGTGGATTTCAACAACCCCGTCAGATTTAACAGCAATATATTTTTTACTCATCATTTATCACTCTAACAAAACAGTCGAGCTGACCTTGCGCTTAAAGCCGCGCAAGTCACCTCACTTCATCGTTAGGAGTCACAGGCTGCACACGCGGCACGTTGTCGCCCGCTTGTATTCCCGCAGCTTGCGGCCCTTATCAAATCCCCCGGCGAGGTCTTTCAACCCTGCCGGCCAAGTGTCCCGGCCAGGAGAACGGAACGTCGCTCCAATTTCCGCCTCCAGGGAAATCCCCTCCTGGTAAAGCTCCGGGTGATTCAGGTACAAATCGCGCCATTCCCCCAGGCGCTGGTATGAGCACAGGCCGCAGTCCGTCCTGGCTGGAACGCAAACGCCTCGACTATCGAGATACTCCCAAACGTCCGATTCTTTCCACCACTCAATAAAGAACCCATCGCTGGGCGCATCGTTGTTATGCTTAATTTTCCACATTACGATTTTCCTCCTGTACTCTTAGGCGCACTTGTACACCACTCCGGCAACGGCATCCACCGATCAAACGATTCGTACTTTGCATGGGCGATGTGTTTCCCCGCCCACACATTGCCGGTTGCATCCCAACCTTTCACGACAAGTTGTCCGTGTTTCGGCTTTCGGTCTGCTGTTAAAATCCACTCACTCACGTCAACAACCGTCATCAATACCTGTGTCGCAGCCGCGTTCGGCGCTAGGACGTAAGTGTGAATCCGCCGCTGCTGGGATTATGAACGTCTGCGCCGGGAGCGCGTCTGTAGCTCGCACCGCCAAGAACAACGCCTGCTTGTCGGCTGTTTGCAGCAGTGTATTCTGAACCAGAATCCATGTTTCGCCGTTGTATTCGACCCGCTTCCCTGCGGTCAACATTTGTAACAGGTCTCCTAACATAACCATCTCCTTTTGTCTTATACCAGTAC